TGCAACTACTTCTTCTGGTATAGTTGCTGGTAATGATGGATTTGTTTATGCCACTGGTAGATTTGTGTCTGGCATACTGGAAGGTGGTAGTGTTTATTCTAATCCATCTAATCTAAGCAGTGATGTGATAATAGTTAAAATATCAGACAGTGGTGCCAACGGAAATTATTCGGCTTCGGGTTCAACTATTAATAGTTTTTTCCGATTCGGAACACTTTTTAACCAAAACGTTTCAGTAATCGATGTAGTGCCATCTACATTTACAGAAAGCGCATCAACCCATACATCGGCTAGTTTCACAGGATTCAGCGTATCAAACGGGGGGTTAACGATTAGTAATGTAGCTTCTGGTGTTGGATCCGGCCCTAGTTGGAGCGAAACTACTAAACGTTCTTAAATATACTAAATTTTACACCCACCCCCAATTTTCTCCAATCTTGTATAAATACTACTAACAACACACGTCAAGCCCAATGGGGATATATGGAACCGCAGGCTGTAATCTAGTGTTATAATATATTATAATTGCGGAGCATTCCATGTCTTCATTGACCAGAATTTTAAATAATCAGATCACCAACAGCACGATCATCGCTAGCCAGAAGATCGTTGCAGGATCTATCACTGGTAGCTTATTTGCCAGCAACGTAACAGTACCAGGTGACTTCCTGATCACTGGTAACTTGTTTGTCCTAGGTACCAGTGCTTATACCACTATCGCCTCAACTAACACCTTTGTTAACGATCCCCTGATCGTGCTTAACAATGGTTTTGCGGGCACTAACACCTACGATGAAGGCCTAATATTTAATCGTGGTAGTTTACAAAACCGCGCCTTGATCTGGAGCGAATACTTCCAAGAATTCCGCCTCATAGGCACCACAGAAACTGGTACTGCTTATGGTAACGTAACGGTCAGCAACTATCAAAATTTACATCTAGGTAATCTAACAGTTGATTATGATGCTAATGTAACAACAGCCCGTGCTTCAGGCAACATCACACAAACAGGTACAGGCTCACTACAAGGTGCAGATTTTGCAGGTAACGTGGCCTTAAACGGTCCTTATGTAACGACCTCACAAGGATTGATTAATTTCTTAGATTCTGGTGTTACCACAGTTAATGTATTTGGCGCAGCCACAGCCATTGATCTAGGTGCTACGACTGGTACGCTAACCGTCAATAATCCAACAGTAGTTGGTACACAGTCAACACAAAACTTATACAACACTGTAGCTACCACATTAAACTTTGCCAATGCCGCTACAACATTAAACGTTGGTGCTAGCACTGGCACAGCTACGATTAACAATCAGGTGCTGGCACTGCCTAATGCTTTCGCTCTACGTATCAATGGCGCTAATCCAACATTAGAGTCAACAGCCACCGGCACATTAAACCTATTCAATGCTAATATAACAACAGTAAACGCATTTGGCGCCGCAACTGATATTAATATTGGTGCTACGACTGGTACAGCCAATATCAAGAATTTAATCACCAACATCAGCGGGCAACTAAATGTCCTAGTTGGTACAGGTAGCACAACCACAGGCACTGGCGCAGTAGTAGTAACAGGTGGCGTGGGTATTAGCGGCAACTTAAACGTTGGTGCAAACTTATTGGTAAATGGCCCCGCACTGTTTAATAACACAGTATCCACAGTAGGTATCTCCACATTCACTAATACCACTAACTCAACTGATGCCAGCGGATCAACCGGTGCGCTAAGAATAGCGGGTGGTGCAAGTATTGCCAAGGACCTATGGGTTGGTGGTAATCTTTACGCAAGTAATATCTTTGGAGTCGTACATCAGGTCATCACTGTTCAAGATCCTTTGGTCTACTTTGATGCGGCCAATACATATCCTTACAACTATGATATTGGTTTCTACAGTAACTTCGTAGGACCAAACCCGATCGACAATACTGGCAATGTATATCAACACAGTGGTATTGTTCGTGATAATTCCGACAACACATGGAAATTCTTTAGTAATGTACGCAGCGAACCCGCAGGTACTGCTATATCGATTGATAGTGACACTATCTTTGACCCGATCCGTGCTGGTAATTTAACATTAACATATATACAAGAAGCAACAACAGCTACTACTGGTGCGTTAATAGTAGGCGGTGGCGCTGGTATCGGTGGTAACATATTCCATACAGGCACACAGTTACAAACATCAGCACCTAATTATGTATTTGCTACAACACCAACTACGGTTGATGCATTCAAAGCTGCGACTACATTAAATGTTGGTGCTAATAGTGGTACACTTACCATAGGTAATCCGACATTAGTTGGCACACAGACAACACAGGCATTATACAACACTGTCACTGACACATTAAACTTTGCTCGTGCAGCCAATATTACCATGGGCCATACGGATGGCACAACTACCCTACAAGGTAATGCTAACGTCCGTGCGGTCACACAATCAACTTCATTTACTACAGGCGCACTAGTAGTAGCTGGTGGAGTTGGTGTAGCCAGCAACGTAAACATCAAAGGCAGTAATTATCTAACCTTAGGCAAAGACATTGCCGGCGAGATAGTATACCCAGAAAATTCCGTGCAGATCACAGCCAATGCTAACTCAGCTGCTAGGATTTCAATACAAAACGTCAGCACAGATCAACTTGCTGTAAGTGAGTTTATTGCCAGCGCCGATAACGGATCTAATGTTAGCAATTTTATCTTTACTGGTATAACCAGCAGTACCTTTAACTCAGCTGTAAGAGCCCCTATCATACTACCAAATGATGGTTACACGCTTACTACTAATAATTTAGTATTGAGTGGTGGTAGTGATGTTGTTATCGCAGCCAATGGCTCTTCTGCGGTAAGTGTCAGGGTCAGTGCTAGCAATTCCAATGTAGGTGTGCAATATTCTACAGAATCTACAACAGAAAAAACTGGTGCATTCACAGTAGTTGGTGGCGTTGGTATTGGTAAAGATTTGTATGTAGGCAAAGGTGCTACACTTAATAGTTTAAGAAGTACTAATCCGGTCCAAGTCCTTAGCTCAACATCAGGCAATGTGGCGATATTTGCCAACGTAGCCACAACCTTAGGAGAATCAACAGAATACGTAGTCATTGGTGGTGGTAACACAGTAGTACAACCAGGTGTAACATTAAAAGTTGGCAGTATCACAACGATGATGATACCGACTGGTCCTACATCTGGTAGACCGAGTAGCTTGTTTGGAAATGTACTGTACGACGTACAAGGTATGTTACGTTACAACACAACTATTAATAACATTGAGTTCTTTGATGGTACTAACTGGCAGTCTTCAGGTTCGACATTTACAGTTATCAGTGACAGACAGTTCAGTGGTAACGTAGCAGGCGGCTTTGGTAACGTTGACGGTACAAATACTAACTTTACTTTACAAAGCTCAGCAACTACTGCTTCTACAATCATAAGTATTAACGGTGTTATGCAGTTCCCAACACTGGCTTACTCAGTAACTGGTTCAACATTGACATTTACAGAACCACCAGCACCAAACGATGTAATTGATGCACGTATCTTAACAACTACTGCCACAGTGGCTTCGATCGCCAGCGGTAACGGTTTAAATCAATTTATTGCTGATGATGCAGGAGCACAGATTTTTACTGGTACTAGCGCAACTACATTACGTGTAGAAGTCAACCCAGTGGGTGACATTGATATTAAAACTGGTAGTAAATTAACCTATGAACAGTCAGCTATCAATATTGCGGCTAATGCTACTCCATATGTGATCGCTACATTTGCACAAGCAACTTATACAAGTGCAAAATATCAAATACAAGTTAAGAAAGACAGCACAAATTTCCAAGCCATGGAAGCGTTAGTATTAACAGACAAAGCAGGTAATGCTTATGTAACAACCTATGGTGTGATTAATAATGGCACAGAGATGGGTACACTATCAGCTAACGTGTTATCTGGTAATGTTAACTTGTGGTTTACTAGTGTAACTAACATGACCAATGCTAACGTTAAAGCATTTGGTACATATATTATCTAATAGGTGAACTATGCTTCAACTAAGTAAAAAATATCGAAGAGGGTACACAGGCGAAGACATCATTGTTGAGCGCAAGCATGAAGGTCAGAGATGGTGGGATGTCACTGAGACGGTGGCCAATGCCGTTACTAACAACCAGATCAGTAATCGTGCCGTGATCATCGGCAATAGTCCTGGTAGATTAGATTTCAATCTCAATAATCTAAAAAAATCCAGCGGATTGCTTGGAGCCAAGACCCTTCAAACCTACGGGTGTAATGCTCTCTATAGAGATTTTGCCACAGATTTTCTAGTAGCCACTGGTAATAATGGTATAATAGAAGAAATAGCCAACAGTCCGTACGTCAACGATCACATCGTCTATACCAACAGCATCCACTTATTAGAGCACCCAGGAAAGTTCTATCTCATACCATATGATCCTTATGCTGATGCCGGTACTACTGCAGCCTACATAGCCGCATTTGATGGCCACAAGAAAATCTACATGTTGGGATTTGATGGGTATGATTTACCAGGGTATAATAACAATGTCTATGCTGATACTAATGGATATGACAGCAAATGGGGATTTGACATTGAAGGTGATAAATTAATCAACAATCGCGTGCAACTATGTAATGTCTACAATGATGTTGATTTTGTTTGGGTGACTGTTCGCGGCACTAATACCATGCCAGAACCACTTAAATGGGTCAATAATTTCCGCCAGATCAGCTTCAGAGATTTGGTATTAGAGTGCGACCTATAACAAGACTCGTTCCAAGGTCTTGATCTTTTCAATTACCGCAGTAAAATTAATCGTACGCCACACACCTGGATGTAGAGGTTTGGGATGATCTTCTAGGCTCACCCATGAGTATCCACGATGTTCATAGTTCAATATGGGGACGAATTCTTCTTCTACGGGTATGAGAAAAGTATGATAACTGAAATGTCCGTTGTCGCTGGTAAATTTTTCTATGGGTATGACCTTGACATCATGGAATTCATACCCAAGTTCTTCTTTTAATTCACGAGTTAAAGACCCAAGTATCTGCTCATTGGCATCGATCTTTCCACCAGCTAAGCCCCAGGTACCCGCATACTTGGTACTGTTGCGCAACAAGAATAGATAACGGTGGGTTGATATTGAGTAGATGAAAGTACCTACACCTTCTATATGACTAGGGTCCATGATCCTGCTTTGTATTCGCCCTCGTAGCTTTTTACCCACTGAGATTGATTCCACTTGTATTGAGTTCCAGTATTGAGATTACTTACATATTGTAGCGTCGTGTCTGTGCGGCTGTCAAATGAAACAGCCCAATTTGTACCATTGTATTGTATGATATCGTTGGCATGGGCTACTAATTGCAGACCATCGATACCAGTCCAAATCGGAGCGCCATCCCCAGGAGCATTGTCAAAACTTCCGATATCATCTAGGATTAGATAACGTGTGCCGTTGACTGCTGATTGAACCAATGATACAGCGGAATCTTTGCGAGGATCAACGATGGCATCGATCGGTGATAAGGTATTGGAGGGTTTGGTATCTATGTCAACATTGAAAATCAATAGGCTGTCGTCGGTTGGGTGATAGCTGACCGTGCCAATGACTTCATTGATGCCATCTTCCTGCAGGAGTCGGATCTGGCTGACGCCATTCTGCAGTTCACCATAGACACTGATCAAGCTACGCCATATGTCCTTGGTACCAACTTTGGTTGGAGTTTCTAGGGTAGGTTCGCGTGGTAGTTCTAGTTCACTGATCTTGAGCAAGGTCAGCTGATTACCGATCAGCAATACTCCATACATGAGCGGAGTAAAATACTGTCGACGCCCTAGTAGATTGTCTTCACTCATCACATCAGCACTGAGATTACCATCGCTGTCGTGTATGCTGGCGATGATCTTCTGTATGACTCCCAGCTTCTTGATCTTAGCTGGTGGACTGATCCACACAGGCAATTTAAATGTTAAGGTAGCTACATCGATGGGATTCTCAGTACCAATTGGCACGCTACGGCTAGTCCAATTAGGAGATTCCAGATAGACCACACTTAGGCTGGTCCAGTCGATGTAGTTATCTGTCGATTGTATTTCCAATGCTGGATTAAACAGCACCATCAATTGTTCTAATAGCTGTAGTTTCTGTTTGGTATTAGATGTCCAGATATCTAATTTTAAATCTATAGTGTAAGGTACAGGCATCAGGCGTTCGATGCTGAAGGCATTACCTTGGCGATTCTCGTACTCCATGGTGTCTTCATTGTAGTAGCGTTCTCTGATCTGCATCTTGCCAATGAAAGTAGGATCCTGCACGCGATCGCGATCATAAGTGATGTTATTGATCCAAGCGGCCATGGCCGGTACTGTGGGCAACATATTACCAGCGGTATTTTGGCTGAGTATGGCCTGCACCTGGCGACTGCTGTCACCATAGTAAACAGGCACACGCTGTAAAGTAGTATTACCTTGGCGATCCTGCCCAAACTCTACTTGGAATCCTGATACCATCCTAATGAACTGCGCAAGGAATCGTTCTATCTGGGCATCATAAAAAAATTGAATATTAGCTGTGGCCATCTTTAGTTATCCGCTGAAGGACGCAGGGCTTGACTCAAGCTCTGACGTTCATTGACTACATTTCTGTAAATTGTATATTCTAATACACTGCCAATTGGCAATGGACTTGCATCTGCTACAGTAGCACTTGATACTACGCCAGTTAGATTACCAGCTAGAGTATAACTCGCACTTGATGCATTAGCTGTAGTCACGACATAACTGCCATTGAAAGCTGTGCTACCAGCCACACCTGCTATCAAGATATCTTGACCTACTACGAACGGTGTAGTTGATTGGCTAGCAAATCGTACGGTAGCATTACCACCCGTGGCCGTAGCAGATGTTATCCTTAGCTTTCTTGGATACAGTGGACCAGTGATAGTAACAGCTACGTTACCACTGCTGTTAGATATAGTATTAGTGATAGGTAATCCGTCTAGTTTAGTTCTAGCACCATAGGTGCTGTTGTATGGAACTTTAACAACCACTGTCTTGGTAGATAGTGTAAATGATAAAGTTGCGGCATTGGCCGGGGGAGTGTATGAACTTGATATACGTATAGCGTCCCAGGCTGCACCGTTACTCATGAACTGATTAGTGTCGTTGATAAATCCACTTAGTTGTGTTTGATTTTCCACGCCCGGTGTTAGATTAGTTCTCACTGAATCCTCTACTTTGACCCAACGGCGTCCATCATATCGGAACAGCCTATTAGGTATGTAATCTAAACGTAGATGGTAGTCGCCTTGTCCTGGAGCAGCTGGGAACGCGATACCAGCGGCCACTGTGGCACCGTTTGGTGGTAGTGCATCTCCAGTGAGATAACCTTCTATTTTTACTGCTGACGTTAATGTCTGTGCGCTGGCATCTGCAATGTTTGAGCTGGCATCAGGTGACATGTCACTGGCATCTAGCGCACCAGGATCAACAGGTAATCCATGTGCGTTAACATTTTCAGTGTAGAACGTGCTGGTATCGTAACCACTCTTAGGTACATCTTGTTCTGCACGAGTAACGATGGCATCATTGATCTCAATGTATTTGTTATAGGTGCTGATAACTTCACCCAGAGTATTAGTATTTGTTTCGTCGTTGCTAGCTGGTAAGTTATTGAGTATGTCTTTGTATTCTTGGCTGTCTACCAATGGTTGTAGTTTAACACGCCATAGATGTGGCCACCAAGTCTGTGCGAAACCTTCCGCGGCACGGCTAGCATCATTGACCACATAGAATCGTTTGAGTGCGGCGCCAACACCTTCATCCAATGGATAGTAGTCTATTAGATTGGGTAGTTCTAGCACATCACCTACCATGAGCTTGCGACCAATGATGTCGATCATGTCGTCATAGTGTACCACTGCAAACATGGTATCACCAGTTAGGAATAATCCAAACTGCGTTAGGTCAAAATCGTTGTCATTGATGCGATAGATAGTTCGCATGGTATATACACT